CTTAGCCAAGCACCGTCGTCCGTTAATTCGGATGGCGGTGCATTTTTTTGTAAGCCGTCGCAAGCCTAATATCATCCACTCAATGAAGTTCTCAACCATCCTGGGACAGTAGGGTATGCGCGCGCACGCGAGACGCTAGACTTCAAGTCTAGTGAAATGTTTTCATAAAGCGTTGGTTGACAACGACATTGAGTTCGCCACCGTTGCATTAGGTCAGTATTGGGTACTCAAGGTACCCCCACCTCCCCCCGATACCGCTACGACGACGACTATGATGATGATGATAATAATAAAAAAATATTACCTCCCCCCCACCTCCACCCCCTACCTAAAAAAGAAAAAACAATCGACTAGGTATCCTTTTACAAACGGTATTATGTAGGTATTTTTTAAGTTATTCTCCTGTGTATGCCATCCGTAGCAATAGACACAAAGAGTTCCTCCAAAACGAAGCGGGATATAGCCGACTTCTTAGAGAACAAAGACATAGAAAAAGCGTTGGATGTGCTTAGAACTGGCTTAAAAGCCACTAAAACAAGTCGTTACAGAGACCCTGAGAAGCCAAAAGGCATACAATATGCCAGAGTTGCTGACCATAATGTAAGGTATCACTCCGCAAAACTACTACTGGAGTATGGATTTGGTAAGCCAGCTACGAGAGCAGAGATTGAAGTGACCGATAACACTTCAAAAACAGCATCTCCGCAGGAAATTATCAAAAAAATCCAGCAATCTGCCCATAGTTTTAGAGATATTGCGGATACTTATGTCAATTCCCTGGCAAACGCAGAACTATTGGATGAGTAAAGATGAATCCCCTATCGTTAAGTTCAAAAACGAGCTTGGTTCTCTCTACAATCGGTGGTGGGAGGAGTCTGATCTTGACGAAATTGAAATGACCGAGGCAACAAGCGATGTTTTAGACGAAATTTTGGGAACAGTCATAGAATTTGAATCAGAAATAGACATAGAAGAGGAAGCAGAGTAGTCATGGCACAGAGTTATGTAGAAATATCAGATCCTTCGCTTTTACAATCGACCTTAGAGCGTGCAAGGAAGGCGGGAAAACCTTTAAAATACATCAAAGGCGATGGCGGTAAGCCTGCTGCCTTTTTGGTAGACGATAATCTTAAATCTTTTAGGAAATCTTTAGGCAAGGGCGATGCAGGTGCGATTGGCAGTAAGATTTTTATGTCTTCGAAAGACATACCTAGCCAAAAAGCTTCTGGAGGTGCTAATTTTGACAAACCATCGGTTGCTAATAAAGCTGGAGCTTTAGCTGGTAAAGCTGCCAAAGGTGCGGTTTCGGCAGCAAAGAGAGTAAAAAGTGCCGTGGAGAAGTCTGGTGTAGCAGGTAAAGTTGCAAGTGGTTTAAAGCGTGCAGGCAGTAAGTTAAAAGACCAAAATTTTAAAGACTACAGTTCTAAGTATATAAAGGGAGAGCCTAGTAAGCCTACAAAGGTTAATAGATCTTCATCTGGTCGATCCGTTCAAGTTTTTGATAAACTCAGTAAGCGTGTTGATGCCTTAGAAAAGCAGAATAAACAGCTAGTTGATGAAAGAAGGAAGAAACTCAATGTTTCAAACTACAAGGCTCAGGGGCCTTCTCAGAGAATTAAGATGCCTCCCGCCTTAGACGACATAGGCAATCGTGTAAAAACACCCCCTATGTCTGGTGTAGACTCCCAGAAGGTTCCAATGAGCAGTGCCATTAAGAACCGAGCGACTCGTGGGGTTAGTATAGATTCTCCTCAAAGCAGTTTATCCAATCAGCAGGATTCAGCTAACATGAGGTTAAAGTTTAAGACCCAGCAGATGCGCGATGCTATGGGTCATGCAAGACCTACACCGAAGTTAAGAATGTCTGGTTTAATGGGACCTCTCGGACTTGTTTCAGATTTCAACTCATTAGTTGATGAAAGTATGAGAAACCAGGGTATTATTGACTACGCTCCCGTCCCTCCCTCTGAAATCCCTACAGGCACATATAGTCCTAGATTTGAGTACCCCGAAGCCGTAGATCGCGGAGGCTCGATGGAGTACACGCCTAGGCCAGACATGATGCCAAACCCAGATTATAAGGGTAAAATGCACTACCTTTTACATGGAACAGACCCGATATACGGAAATTCAATTTGATGATCCTTATATTCAGGAGTTAGACCATCTCCTGAATAGGACAAAGACTGTAGATTATGCAGACACCCCGACATACTGGGGTATGCTAGAAGATGAGCTTAAGAAGAGGGAAGGATTTAGGCATAAGACTTATACACCAACAAAAGGCGATAGGGAAACTATCGGTTACGGTCATACTGGCGAATACGCAACTCCTGGAAACTACATAACAGAACAGCAGGGTGGTGCTATTTTAAAAAAAGATATACAGGAAAAGCATAAACAGCTTGTTTCTGAATACCCAAAGTTTCAGTCATACCCTGACGATGTAAAAGTTCCGATAATGTCCTCTAAATTTAGAGGTTCTTTCGGGGCTAAAGCCAGCCCTAACACCCTGGACTACATGAATCAGGGCAAATATGACGAGGCTAGTAAGGAGTTTTTAAACCACGATGAGTATCGTAAGGCAAAAGCAGGTCTCAGTGACCGTGCTGGCATTGTCCCGAGAATGGAAAAGACAAGCTATGCCATCAAAAGCCTTGGGACAGGTCTTCATCCAAACAAAAGGTGAAATGAAGAAAAAAACTAAAAAAACCCCGTGCTGGAAAAATTACAAAGCAGTTGGAATGAAAAACAAAGGAGGGCGGAAAGTCCCTAATTGCGTACCAAAATCTAAAGGAAGGAGTAGAAAATAATGCCAAGAAAACCAAGTAATCCGATTCGTAAGACCACGAAGGGAAAAGGGGCTAACTACAGGTCAGTTAAAGCTGGTGCTGGCATGACTAAGAAGGGTGTAGCTGCGTATCGCAAAGCTAACCCTGGGTCCAAGCTTAAGACTGCTGTTACTGGCAAGGTAAAGAAAGGCAGTAAGTCAGCTAAGCGACGCAAAGCATTTTGTGCAAGGAGCAAGAGCTGGACTGGCGAGAGGGGCAAAGCCGCTCGCCGTCGCTGGAAGTGCTAATGGAAGAGTACGATATAGAACCCTTCATGCCAGCCGTCAGCCCTGGGGCTCCAGTACCGTCACCTAAGTATGTGCCCTTTGACTACGGCAAGATGACTCCAGGCAATTATTACTCCCATGATTTGGGTTTTCGGGGGTCTAAAGTGGCTCCAGGTACTCTCGATAATGTATACAATAGCGGTTTAAATGTTAAAATACAGGGGGCGAAAAACAAATGGTTTAGGCCCACAGCTTGGAACAATTCAGTATCTCAAAGTCAGCTTGGGGGCTACGGAAATAATCAAAAGCTAATGCAGCGTATAGGTGCCGATTCAGTAGCATACAAAAACGCGGGCCGAAATGCTCGAGCAGCCGCTCATACCAAAACTACAGTTTTACCACAAGGCACTAGATCTACATCAAGTAAAAGTCCAATGGTTATCTATAAAGGACCAAAGGATATGTTCTACAAACCAGGTCCAGACTTTATTAAGAGTAATGTTAAACCTTCGACAGGAGGGTTTTCAGAATTTTCAGGTAATCTTCGCCCAAAAAGGATTCCTTCAGGTAGTATAAACCCAAAAAGAATCGTAGGGCATTTCCCCGCAGGGTCCACTGAAATGATGACCAAACCTGGAATGGTGACAGGCAAAATGCCGATGTTCAGAGGTATTGGAGGAGGTCTTATTGATATGTTCATGGAAGGTCCAGAGTTACAAAAGGCAAAAACAGACCCTCTGTATGGAGTGGGTGATGATGAGCGAGCCCAAATAGATGCCGCTTATCAATATGGTTTATGACCCAAGACAAGACACAACATCTTCAGGATCTTATTCGTATAGACCCAGAGGCTTGGTTTACTACTTTTGCCGTAATTAAAGACAAAAGGGGCAAAACAATTAGCCCTGAACCAAACATTCTACAAAAGAGGATGTTTGCTCATTATAGAAAATGCCAGCTAGAACAAAAACCTTGCAAAATGGTCATACTAAAGCCTCGTCAAAAAGGGGCAAGTACCTGTGCTCAGGCTCTCACATATCATCATATGCAAAAGCTAGAAGATCTGAGCGGAAGTCTTATGGGCGACATAAGCGGGACGAGCGACAAAGTCTTCGAAATCTATCGAAGGTACGCAGAAAACGATCAGTTTCCCTGGAACGATACAGGAACCAACCTCAAAAATGGGGGAAACCTCGCAGATGCCATAACTTTAGATTCGGGCAGTGTATACGGGAAAGAAACAGCAGGGTCAAAAAATGCAGGTAGATCAGGTACTGTCCAGGTAGGTAACATGACAGAGGTTGCATTCTGGCCTATGCAGGGTGCAAAAGACCCCGCACTTGCTTATTTGCAGAGTTTATACGATGGGGACAGCCTTTCTCTGGTTGTTGCTGACTCTACCCCCAACGGACCGACTGGATGGTTTTACAGAACTTGGGTGCAAGACAATGAGTGGGCAAAGATTTTTGCAGCATGGTTTGAATTTGAGGATTCATCGACACCTTTTGAAAACGAGTCGATGAAACAGGATTTTATCGACACGATGACCGAGGATGAGAAGTCCGAAAAGGAGCGTTTCGGGGTAAATTATGAACAACTCCACTGGAGAAGGCGTGTTCTTCAGGACAAATGTAATGGTGATATCAGCAAATTCCGTCAGGAATACCCGAGTGATCCTGATGAGTGTTTCTTAATGTCCTCCCGCCCACGCTTTCACACAGATATTGTGAAAGATATGTTAAAATCTTCAGAAAAACAGGATTATCAGCTAGGGACAGTAACTTTTCAAGATGAAGCCAGAAAGAATGCAGCTTTCGTAAAAGACCGTGCAGGTCTATGGAAGGTCTACGAAGAGCCAGAATACGACTCAAAATACCTCATTTCCATTGACACCTGCACTGGAGAAGACCAACAACAGCAAGGATTAGCTGCGGATCCCGATTTTCACTCTGCTCAGGTGTGGAAAGCTCCTTACGAGGACTGGCATGGTGACTGGCATGTTGCTAAACTAGTAGCTGTCCACCACAGCCGAATAGACATTGGCGTATTAGCTGAAGAGATAGCAGCTATGGCATCTTGGTATGGTGGTGCTTTTACAATCCCCGAGGTCAATAATAGCGGATTAGCTCTTGTTAAGTACCTTTTAGACCTTGGAGTGTCTGTATATCGGAGAAGAAAGACAATAGATTCTATGGGATTGGTTGAAAAAAGCTTCGGCTGGCAGACTGACAGGCTCACAAGAAAGACAGTTATCGATCACCTAGCTTCTGAAATTATGGAGCGTAATATCGACATACCTGATGCAGGCGTTATGCAGGAGCTAAAGACCTTCGTTGTTAACGATAAAGGTAAGCCCGAAGCATCCCCAGGGCACCACGATGATCATGTATTAGCCTGTGCAATAGCTGTATACAACATGGAGAGTGCAACCTCTTACAAAATACCAAAAAAGAAAGCTATTACCAACCGAATGCTACATAAGAATCCTACTTTGATGTGCCCTGACGGATTCATGCGTGTTCCTCTTGGAGAGATGATGAGAAGGAAGAGACGGCGGAATGCAATCGGTTGATGTAAAATATACCAATAACTTAGTATACATTTGATGAAGACCGACAGCCAGTATGCCTTAGATCCAATAAATAAATTTTTTGATATTGAGGATGACGATGGTATTTTCGAAAGGGGTGGGAAATTGCTCGGAGGTGCTACTTTCGGTGCTGGGGCCAATGCAGTAGGTATGGCCAACGATTTCATCCGAGGCGACATAATGGGTGACCCCTACTACACAAGAGATTGGGACACAGATGACTTAATTGATGGTTTATCTTTAGTTCCCGCAATGAAATTCGCAAAAGGCTTAAAAGGTGCAAAACCAAGCATATTACCTAAACCTGATCCTAAAGCAGGCTTCGTTAGAAGGCTGGGGCAGGGCATCCCCGCAGCGGGAGCTGTTACTGGCGGAGCTGGTGCCATAAACCAGATGCGTAACGCACCTCCACCAGCCCAAACTCCAGCTCCAGCCCAAACTCCAGCTCCAGCCCAAAACAATAGAGGTTTTGATAACGCTGAAGTGGTAGATCAAAAGAAACCTCTTGCTGGTACTATTGCAGGAGAAGACTCCGACATCACAAACGCTATGGCGAGGGCTGCTGCCTTAGAGCAGCTTAAAAGGAACAGTCCAGGTAATGTTTTATCTAATAGCGATGCGTTAGCACTTAGTGACTCACGAAGAGAGGTTTACGAAAGCCAGCGTTTAGCTAACAACCGAGATCGAGAGGACAGAATACAAAAACGACTAGCTCTTTCGAGTGCGGAGGCCGAGAAGGTTCCAGATGGCGGTCTTGCATTCTGGGATGCACATAATGGGCAAGCAAGAAACCGTTACACGGTGGATATGTTTAACAACAACACGGCAAAGCCTTTTAAGAGCATGGATGAGGCGAGAAACTTTGCTAAGTTAAACGGCATGAACGACAATTCGTTGTCTCAAGCAAGGATAAAGCAGCTTGCTAAAAAATTTAACCTACCCGAAGCCACCTGGGATAGGTCAGTAGCTAAAGACCTAGTAGACCACGGAATGACCGCTGAAGATGCTATGCGTGAGCGTGGTGTAAACCCCGTAACTGGTGAGCTAAGACCTGACGAACAGGCTCGTTTTGATGAAGCTGAACTTAGAAAATATAATGATTTTAATAACGGAGGTCTTGAAAAGCTGTACAAAAAAAGAAAGGACGATCAGCTTCGCAGGGAGGGTGGCTGGCATTTCGATACCCCCGATCAATTACTAGCTCGAAGGTTAAAAAACTACGCAGGTTAGAGATATGTCAGGATTAGACGATCCTCTATTCAAAGACCCTTTTGATGACTCTAAAAGGACTCCTTCAAAAGACCCTTTTTTTGATGGTATTGAAATAGACAACACATCTCCTCGTGTAAGGAGGTCTCCAAACCAATCGATGTATGTCCCACAGCAACCTGCACAGGCATACGAATCTCAGCCTCAAGAGGTAGATTCTAATATAGATAGTGATGGATTTTACGACCCCGTAGAAGGTCCTGGATACGACCCAGATTCTGTACCGCTCTACAGAAAGTTTGAGAAGTTCAAGCAAGCTAAGAAAAAAATAGATACGCTTAAAAGCGATGCTGACAACAGGTATCGGCTTAGCGAAATGGAGCTAGATAAGTTTTACTCTGATGCAGTAGTTCCCGCATATTCTAGTTATATT